TTGTTATGGTTGTAGTAATGTAGCGGGTGCTGGTGGGACTGGTTCTGGTACTGCTAGAACTGGGGGTGGAAGTGGTGGTAATGGGGGTACTACTGCATTCGTATATTCTCAAGCTAATAAAAGAGCAGGCGGTGGCGGCGGCGCAGGGGGTTATTCAGGAGCTGGAGGCGTTGGCGGCAACTTGTGCGCTGCTGCAACCGCAGGCGCTGGTGGCGGTGGCGGTGGCGGTGGTAGGTCTGAAGATGTTGCAAGTAAAGCAACTGGTGGCGGTGGTGGTGTTGGCATATTAGGGTCTGGCTCTAATGGTGCGGCTGGTGCATGTGGTTCGTCTGGCGTTGCCGCTGGTGGTGGTGGTGGTGGGTCAGGCGGTGCAAATGGTGGTGCGGCTTATGGAGTCTGTAACTGTCCTCCGCCTGTTACTAATTTTGCACCGGGTGCTGGCGGTGCATACGGCGGTGGCGGTGGTGGTTCGTCATTAACTAGCGGCGCTTATGGGGACATTGGGGCTGTTCGTATTATTTGGCCCGGCTGTGCAAGGTCATTCCCATCAACTAGGACGGCAAACGAATGATGAATCTTTACATTCAAGTCCAAGATGGACAACCAATTAATCACCCTGCTTTTGAAGACAATCTTCTGCAAGCGTTTGGCGCAATCCCTGAAAACTGGGAGCCGTTTATTCGTGTTGAATGCCCAGTTCCTACCATATATCAAATTTTTGAAAATCCAGCGTTGGTATATCAGAAAGTAAATAACGTATGGACAGACGTTTGGTTGTTGCGTAATATGACTGATGCGGAGAAAACAGCTAAACAACAAGAAGTCATCACTGCATTTAATCAACGTGAGCAAACATCTAATTGGTCAGCTTGGACTTTAGATGAAGCCACTAATACAATGGTTCCTCCAATCCCTCGTCCAGAACCAGACCAAACTAAATTAGATGCTAGAATTAGAACTGTTTGGTGTGGTGCTGATAACAACTGGAAAGACACACCTGTGCGTCCAGAGGGTAATTATAAGTTTGATTTTTTTGCATGGACTTGGATAGCACTATGAGTAAAGTAACAAAAAAACCAAAACAAAAAGTATGTAAAGCCGCTGAGTCAGTGGCAGAAGTTGTACAAAACACGCAACTTCTAGTTGCTCACCACTTCCCATGCCCAATGTATTTGATTGATCGCCCTGATTTTTTGGAGATTGTTAATACAGTTTCTGAAGAAGCCTTGGAAGTTCAACGTAAAGAGCGTGACCTAAATGAAATCTACCCTGTCTACATGACGGGTAACTATTACGGTGATCCACGTTTAGTAAAATTTTCAGAATTTGTTGGCGCTACCGCTTGGAACATTCTCAATGAGCAGGGTTACGCCATGCAAGATAAGGCTGTATCGTTTACAGAAATGTGGACGCAAGAACACCATAAGCACTCAGCAATGGACGCACACGTTCATGGATACGGCTCACAGATTACAGGCTTTTACTTTCTTGAAACACCTGAAAATTGTTCTCACGTAGTGTTCCATGACCCTCGTGCTGGAAAAGTGCAGATTGATTTACCAGAGCAGGACATGAGCATGGCAACCCCTGCAAGCAAGATGATTAACTTCACGCCTAAACCCGGAATGATGATATTTTCCAATTCATGGTTGTCTCATTCGTTTACACGCCATGCAGCAGACAAGCCAATAAAGTTTGTGCATTTCAACTTAACTGTAATCCCACAGCCGCAAGCCTGTGCGATGCCACCGGCGGCTGAAGTTGTATGATTTATGTTAGGTACAACAAAAATCGAGGCCAAGCTGGTCGTGGAACTGTAGACCATGTTTGGCGTGTGTTTGAAAATGACAAGGAATATGTTGTAAAGAATATCCGTATCAATGTTCCATCGTGGGGCGAAAAAACGGGAGAGGATTGGAGTATGTGTTGTCAAGGTTTTATCACAGTAGATAAAACAACATCAACAATTACGATTGAGCAAGCGGAGTAATTAATGCTTGAAGATGAAACAGATAAAAAATTAGCTGTGCATGAAGCAGTGTGTGCTGAGAGATACGGACAGATATGTAAGTCTCTGGCTGATGGCTCTTTACGTATGTCTAAGATTGAATATCTTCTTTATGCAGTGATGGTGGCTGTATTAATAGGGCCGGGTGCTGCTGCTGAGTTCTTTAAAAAAATAGTAGGAATGTGAAATTGATCCTATCTCCATACTCTTTGCTGCTAACGCCTGTGTAGCTGCAATTAAAGAAGGCTGTGAGCTTTATAAGCAAGCCAAAACTTCCTTCATGGAAGTTAAGAGAACAGTAGATGAAGTTGTAGGAATAGGAAAAGAAGTAAGAGGATTTTGGAGCAAGCTGTTTGGGCCTAAGCCTACACCTGTTGCTGTAATTACAAACAAAAAGAAGAGAGAACAATTTGTAGCAGTAGATGAAACTCAGGTGATGGTGGACGTAGTTTCCCAACTCACTGAGTTTTTTAAACTTCAAGAGCAGCTAGCTGCACACATAAGAGAAGAAGAAGAGAAGAGTCAAACTGTTTACGATCCAGAAGCTAATTTAATGGAAGCTGCCCTAAAGAGGGTGATGGCGCTGGATCAGATGGCAGCATTAGAAAAGACAATTAGAGAAACTATGGTGTATCAAAGCCCTCCAGAGATGGGCGCTTTATACAGCAAAGTATTTGAGATGCGAGATATTATAGGAGCAGAACAAGAAGCAGCTAGGCTAGTGCAGGAAAAGCGTGAAAGAATTAAAAGATGGCAACGTCAAGTAACAGAACAGGACAGACAAAGAAAGTTAGTCTACAGCCTTATGACTCTGGTGCTTATCGGATACCTTTGGATTCTTCTTCTGTCGTTCCACCGATACAAGGAAGTGATGTGATGGGAGTATTGGGATGGGTCACTGCTGTTGTCTTAGTAGCTCTTATGTTGCCTTTATTAGGTTGGATGTACCTTGATGTTCTTGCACAGAAACAAGAAGTGAAGCAACAAACTGAGCAGATAGAAAGACTTAGAAGAAAGATTGAAAGGAAGGAAGATGACAAAAAGCCTAATACTATTTCTGACAATCTTGTTTATGACAGGGTGCGAAGACCGTTATCGCTATCCTTGCCAAGATCCAAAGAATTGGAACAGTGAAGAATGTAAGCCCCCAATTTGTACAGCAGCAGGCACTTGTCCTGAGATGCTTGTTAAACCAGAAGAGAAGAAGTGATGCCAACAATAAGATATAAACCTAATAGCCGTTTGACTGCTGATGAAATTGAGGTCAGAGTTTGGGCATTCGTTATCGTGGTGCTGGTCAGCATATTGCTAGCTTCTATGGGTATGTTTCTTTACTCAGTGAGCTTTGTTACGCAACCAATGAATGGAAGTATGGCTGCAATTGACAAGGTGTATACACAGCAGATCTCAACAATAATGGTTTTCATCACTGGGGTACTTGGTGGTGTAGCTGGTAGATCTGGAGTCAAGGCAATTGCCCATGCAAGCGCCAAGGCAGAAGTCACTGATAACGATGAGCCACCTGCTCCATGAGCATCCTTAATCCCTACATACTTTTAGCCATCTTGCTGGCTGTTCTAAGCAGTTTTGGGGGGGGTTATTGGAAGGGTGGTTATGACTCTGATTTAAAGCAACAAGCTGAGATTGCCACTTTGAATGAGAAGGCTAGAGAGACAGAGAAACAAATGACGGTTGTAGCCACAACATATGCAGATACATTAAGAAAGTCTAATAAAGATGCTGAAAAGAAAATCACTACTCTTAGGGCTAATATTGCCACTGGTGATCTGCGCCTGTCAATCCCCACCCAAAGCCCCGTATGTTCCTCCTCAGTTGCCTCCATTACCACCGGAGATAACAGCGGAGAAACACGAACCGAACTTGACAGATCGGTTGCTGAATCTCTTATCGCCATCACAGCCGAAGGCGACACAGCCATAAGAAAGCTTAATGCTTGTATTGAAACCTATAACACTTTAAGGAATATGAAATGAATTTAACAGCCAACTTCTCTTTACATGAGCTTACCAAGTCAGAAACTGCATTAAGACTAAACTTGGACAACACACCAGATGAAGCAGCCATTGCTAGTCTTAAAACTCTGTGCGAGAAAGTATTACAACCTATTAGAGATCATTATCAAAAAGGTGTAAAGTGTAATAGTGCGTTTCGCAGTGCGGAAAGTAATGCAGCAGTCGGAGGATCTCGTACCTCAGATCATTGCAAGGGCCAAGCAGCCGATATAGAAATACCCGGTGTACCAAATGCTGAGTTGGCTCAATGGATTATGAACAATTTAGAATATACACAGCTCATCCTTGAATTCTACACGCCCGGTATTGGTGACAGCGGGTGGGTCCATGTTTCCTACGACCCTAACAACCTTAAAAAACAAGAGTTGACAGCAACCAAACAAAATGGTAAGACGGTGTATTTAAATGGACTTGTTGCGTAAGCGGTGATATAATGTCTCCAAACCACCTAAATATAATTGGTAGGGAATATGAGATTGTTTACTTAGATGAATTAAAAGATGCTGTTGGTGAGTGTGATTGGGACAATTTAAAAATAAAAATAAAGAATGGTCAACCCCTACCACTAGAAGTGGATACAGTGTTACATGAAACTGTACATGCAATAGATAATGCTATGCAGCTTAATATGAGCGAAAGACAAGTGTATTGTTTAACTACAGGATTGATATCAGTGTTAAAAGATAATCAGCATTTTTTAGAATATTTGTATAGGATAGTAAAAAAATGAAAGAAAATTTCACAGCAACACAAAAAGAAGTTGTAGCTAGAAAGATGGGCTATGACGGTCCTATGCAAATGTTTGATGAGTTCTTAATGTCTAGACCATCAGATGCACAGCGGTATGCTTCCATCACTTCTAAGTTTGCTGAGAACATGGCTAAGGGTGGTATGGTGGGGTATAAGAATCTAGCGTCAAAGGGTAGATATGGTGACACCATGCTTGCCCACGTTAATCCCGAAGAAGCGGCATTGTTAAAAGCAAGGGGCGGTGCTGGCACTATAAATCCTCAAACTGGTTTGCGTGAGTTTTGGCAGGACGCTTCTGGTAATACAGTTGGAATGCCAACAAAACCAAATATTAAATCCGAGTATATGGGTGGTCGAAATTTTAGGGAAACAGTAATAGAACCATTTGATAGACATTTTGCAGATACATCTGGTGGAGGAATGGGTGTCTACAAAATTACAGGCTACACAGTACCAACTGATGATAAAAAATATGCGAATATTCCACTTGATGCTAAATATGATGCACAAGGTAATTTTAAGTTCTATACACTAAAAGCAGGGGAAGCTATAACGCCTGATCCAAACCAGCCAAACATCATCTCTGTTCCAAGATTAAATGCACTTGGCGAGGTTGAAGATTGGGGGATTGTGGATACAAATAATCAGGATAACGGCAGCTTTGGTAGTTTTATAAGAGGGCTTGCATCAGATTTTGGCCCAATGATTTTGGCTGGATTAGGAGCAAATGCTCTTACTGGTTTTGGTGCTGCTGGTGCTGCTACTACTGGCGGAACATTAGCTGGTATGGGTACTGGTGCGGCGGGTGCTGCGGCTACTACAGCGGCACAAGCTGCTATTGCGGCTGAAGCTGCGACTGCTGCGACTGCTGCGGCTGATGCTGCGGCTGCGGCAACTACTACTACTGCTGGTGCTGCTACTACTGGCGGAACATTAGCTGGCATGGGGACAGGTCAAGCTGGTGTATTGGCTACTGAACTAGCAACCCCTACAGTTCAATCTATGGGTGGTGTATTGGGTGGTGGTTCTGTTGCTTTAACAGGAGGAGTTGCTCCTGAAATTGTTGGTGGAATTACTGTTCCAACTGTTGGTCAAATGGCTGGCCCCACTTTGGCTGATGCAGTTAAGGGCGCTAAGGACATTTTAGACGTATCAAAAGAAGGGGGAAAAGAAAATAGCCCTAACCCTAAAGATGTATCTGGTGCTATTGGTTTACTCCTTGGTCTTTTAGGTGAGCGTAATGCATCAACAAGAGGCAAAAGAAACTATGTGAATGGCGGCGATGTTACTCTAACTCCCGATATCGCTAGAAGTTTGATGGATCGGACTACAACCGTTGGCGTGTCTAATGCCGAGCTTGACAAATATGGGGGCTACGGCGCAGTCAAGGCAATGTTTAATGCCAATGAAGGCAGTTCAACATCATCAACAGGGGGCAGTCCATCAACAACAGGTAATCCTCAGTTAGGAACACAATCAACAGCAGCAATAGCCCCTACTACAACTACAAGATTCACTGATGCAATGAAAGCCGCTGCAACTCAACCAGCCGCTTTAAAAACCGCTAGCGCACAGCCGGATGTTGTGGCTCAAACAGCAACTGCCCCCGAAAAAGTGGTTGCAGATACGATAACAGCAGACAAGGCACAAACAACACTTACTACAGCTTTAAAGGATGTGTCGGCAGAAACAGGCAGTGTATCTGAAGGCGCAAAGGCTGCTGCTGCCACTGTTACTCCAACTACAACAGATGTGGGTAAGGACGCAGCTGCTACTGGTACAGCGACAGCTGTAAAAGAACCAACAGATAGAGTGTTACAAACTGGTGAGCAGGTTAGTGGATCTGCTGTAGATCAGGAACAAGTTAAACAAGCCTTAGCTAAAACAGAAGCTGCTCAAGGTACAGTGACAGAAGACATGACTACACAGGGTCAGCTTAATAAACTGTTAACAAACTTTGATGCAGGGAACCCACCACCTTGGGCTGCTGCCTCTATGCGTTCTGTTACAGCACAGCTTGCAGCTAGAGGACTTGGTGCTAGCAGTATAGCGGGACAAGCCATTGTTCAAGCTACACTAGAAGCTGCTCTTCCTATTGCTGCCACTGATGCCAAGGTGTTTGAACAGATGGGTTTACAGAACCTGTCTAATAAACAACAAACAGCAATGATATTAGGAGAACAAAGAGCTAAATTCTTAGGACAAGAGTTTGATCAAAGCTTCCAAGCTAAAGTATTAAATGCTGCCCGTATTGCAGACATTGCTGATAAAAATTTTACTGCTGATGTAACCATTGCTTTAGAGAATGCTCGCATAACAAGCACAATGGACTTACAGAACTTGTCAAACAAACAAGCACTAATATTAGCTAAGACAGCACAGGTTGCTAATTTAGAAACAGCCAACTTAAGCAATAAACAACAAGTGGCTGTAGAAAATGCTAAGGCTTTCTTAACTTTAGATGTTAAAAACTTAGACAACAAACAACAAGTAGCTTTGTTTAAAGGTAAAGAAATTGCTGATTCAATTCTTACAGACACTGCTGCTTCTAATGCAATTAAGGCAACTAATGCTTCCAATGCTTTAGACGCTTCTAAAGTGAATGCACAGCTTGCGTTTTCTGCTTCACAGTTTAATGCAGCAGAAAAGAATAAGGTGGCTATATTTAATAAGTCTGCTGCTGAAGAAATTTCAAAATTTAACGCACAACAAGAAAACCAGAGATCAGAGTTTAATGCAAATTTATCAACTCAAATTAGCGTAGCAAATGCTAAACTATTGGCAGATGTTTCTATGGCAAACACTAGAGAAACAAATGCTATGGCTGCTGTCAATGCTAAGAATGCCACAGACTTGTCTGCTTCTACCTATGCTCAGCTTTCTCAGACATATAGAGATCAGCTTGAGACAACATGGAAGACTGCTGAGAATGTGAAAG